CGACTCGAGCGGCAACGTCATCATCAAGAGCGCGGGACAGGTCCAGATCGGGAACGGCCTTTTGGCGGGTGTGGCGCGGCTCGGCGACAGAGTGCAAGTCGGCGAGGAGACGGGAACGATCGTGAGCGCGAGCACCGACGTGCTGGCGGGATGACGATGGCGGCAAACGCAATCACACTTGCGGACATCAGATCGGCTGACTGGTCGTTGGCTCTAGGAGCCATCGGCGAAGTAGTCCAGGGAATCGCCGACGTCGAGCAGTGTTTGGGAATTATCGTGACGACACCCCGCGGGAGCGACCCATTGCGGCCGACTTTTGGCGCGGACATTTGGCGGTACATCGATTCTCCGATCAGCCTCGCGCTACCCGCAATCGTGAGCGAAGTGACCTCGGCGATCACGATTTGGGAGCCGCGGGTAAACCTTGTGTCGGTGACGGCGCAAAGCGTCAATGACGCGACGACGCAATCGGGCGCGCATCTCGACGTCACACTCAATTGGCAACTCAAGCTCGGTGTCGGTGAAGCTCCCATTCAGATCACGACCGTGACAATCCCGGGAGCGGCGGTCTAGCCGCGCCGACGCGATGAAAGGATGAGTTGATGGGTGCAGGAATTCCATCGCTGCCGCCGCCGGTGTTCGTCAACGATGCAGACGGGCTGGATCCGAACCTGATCCTCGCGGACATGATCGCGGAGTTCGAGGCGGCGTCGGGCCGGACGCTGCAACCGGCGCAGGTCGAGCGGCTGCTGATCAATTTGTATGCGTACCGCGAGTCGCTGGTGCGCAATGCGATTCAGTACGCGGCCGCGCAGAATCTGCTGGCCTTCGCGTCGTTCCCGATGCTCGACTATCTCGGTCAACTGCTGAGCGTGACTCGACTGGCGTCGCAGCCCGCGGTGACGACGCTTCAATTCACGCTGACGGCTGCGCTGACGGTTCCGTTTACGATACCCACTGGAACGTTGGTAGGGACCAGCGACGGACAGTTTGCGTTCGCGACCAGCACGACGATCATCATCGCAGCCGGCGCCACCATCGCGAGTGTCGCTGCCGCGGCGACGGCTCCAGGAGCGGGTGCGAATGGATACCTGGCGGGACAGATCAGCGTCCAGCTCAATCCGAATGCGCTGATCGCGAGCGTGACGAACACGAGCACAACCACCGGCGGATCCGCTCCGGAAACGGACGATCATCTGCGCACGCGTATCCAGGCTGCGCCGAATCAATTCAGCGTCGCGGGACCGATCGGCGCTTACCGCTTCTTCGCGATTGGCGCCGACCCGTCGATCGTGGACGCGCAAATTGTCAGCCCATCCCCAGGATCGGTAAACGTTTACGTCCTGACCGGGCCGGTGACGCAGCAGCCGTCGCCGGCGCCGAACAGCGCGGGAGTCGCGAACTCCGCGCTGCTTGCGAAAGTCGCAGCGGTGCTGAATGCCGACACCATGCGTCCGCTGACCGACAACGTGAACGTGCTCGCCGTGACCGAGGTGGACTACCAGATCAGCGCGACAGTGACGCTGTACTCGGACGCCGATCCGACCGCGACGATCGTTGCAGCGACGACGGCCGTGCGGGAGCTAGCGCTTGAGCTCGCCGCGAAGATTCAGCGCGACATCGTGCCGAGTCAGATAATCGCGGCGCTATCGGTCGCTGGTGTCTATGGCGTAACGCTCACGTCGCCGACGTTGACGACGCTCGCGCCCGGGCAATGGGCGAACTGCACGACGATCGCGCTGACGACGGCGTTCAGCACGGAGCATAGCTGATGCCCGAGCTTTCGGCGGCGCCATCGATCAACGATACGCGCACGCAGGCGCTGCTGGGGTTGATCTCGCGGCTCGCGGCGCTCGATCTCACGACGATTCTGGTTTACAGGATCGATTCGGTGGTGCCCGATGCGCTGCCATTTCTGGCATGGCAGTTCGACATCCTTTCTCCGCTGTGGCAGTTGATCGCGCCGGTGGCACTCGGCGTCGATGCGCTGACGAACATCGATTTGCTGATCGACGTGGACAATCTGATCGAATCCGGCGGCCTGGTTTCGGAGCTGGCTCTGACCGAGGCGGCGCAGCGCGAGCTGCTCAAAAGCGCGATCGCGCTACATCGATTTCGCGGTACGCCGTGGAGTATCAAGCAGGCGCTCGCGTCGTTGGGATGGGAGCAGGTCGCTTTGCTCGAGGGCCAGACAAGCTGGGGCGGCGTCTCGTATCCACCGAGCCAGGGCTGGGCGGTATTTCGCGTCATGATCGATCTCGCGGTGGGACAGGGCGTTTCAATCGGCGCCGCGGCCACGGCGACAGCTGCGGTTAATTTTTTCAAGCCGGCGCGAGCATGGCTCGACTCGGTATGGTTTGCAGTGCCGCCGATTTCGGACGCCGGGCCGTCGCCGGCGGACAAGCTGACGCTCGGCGGAATCGTGAAATACCAGATCGACGCGGCGCCCGCGCCCAATGACAATGCGCTGGCTATAGCGATCGCGACGGCGTCGCTGACTGATCCGTACGGTCCGATCGTACCCGCTTACGACCGTCACTGTCGGCATAGCGGGATCACTTACGGCGCCAACGAACCGAAGGTCGCGGACTCGGCGCTGATCGTTAACGGCGCAGCCGTTTTGCACGGAGGTTAAAATGAGAAGGCCGATTGGAATCGTGCGGATACGAGTCGTCGAGCGGGGCCGAGTCGTGTGGGAACACGAGGGGCGCAATCTTTTCGTGAACGCGGGGCGCCCGGCGCTCGCGGCGCTGCTCGGCGGCGACACCACTGGTGAATTCGCTGCGGCGGTGGGATTTGGTTCCGGTTCGGCGCCACCGATGGTGACTGACATCGCGCTGACCGCGGCCGCGTACTACAAAGCACTCGACAGTCACAGCGAAGACGGCAATGGGAGCTTGACGCTCAACTGGTCGCTGACGACGGCGGACACGGGCGCGCAGGGAATAACTATCCAGGAGCTGGCGCTATTCGCGAATCATGGCAGCGCCGGGCTGCCGGGAACGACCGCGCCGACTCCGATGCTCGCGCGAAAGACTATTGCACCAATAGTATTTAGTGCGGGAATGAGTATTAGCGGTACGTGGACGCTTACTTTCTGAGGTAGTCAATGGCTACACTAATCGACGCAGCCGAGTTCACCTCAAATGAGGTTTACCAGATACAAGCAACCGATCCTGTGGAAGGCGCCGCGACCGGCGCGAGTTTTAGCGGGACGGGAATTTCCAATCAACCGCATCAGCAACTGGCTAATCGCACGGCGTTCCTGAAACAGCGGCAGGACGTCAATATCTCGAATATCGGCATCCTGCAGGCATTCATGGCGAACTTCGCCGGCGCGATGGGAGCGAACGGCTACCTGGCGGTTCCGCTAGCCGACGTGAATCGCGGATCGATCGTCGCGATCGTACAGTGGGGTGCGATGTTTCCGGGTGGCGGGCTGGGCGACGATACCAGCTATACGGTGACCTGGCCGATTGCTTTTCCCAACGCATGCGTGTGGTCGAGCGCGGCGCTGTCGAACTCGCGGGCGCTGCGAAATACGGGCCGGTTGATAGTCGATATAGTCAGTTTCACGACGGCCGCGGGAACATTCAGATCGGATCTTATCGGCGGCGTGGCTACCCAGCTTCCGAACGACGGCTTCTACTGGATGGCGATTGGATTCTGAAGCTATTCGACGGAAGGCCGCGACTGGTGGAATGGTGATGGATTTGAGACGAAAGATTTCGCCGGGGATTCGGCGCGCGATGTTCGCCGCGATGATCCTGCTGGTAGTTAGTGCGGGTGCACGGGCGCAGAATCTTCCACCACCCGGAGCTTATCAGCCGATTCCCAACTTCACGGGAGTGGGAGCTGGATTGCAATTCCGGGGCGCGATCAACGCGCGATTCTCGGGTGCGCAGCCGATCGAACCTTCGATCGTTACCCCGACCTTCAGCAATTTGCCGCCCGAGCAGGACGGGATGATCCTGTTCTGCAAGGACTGCAGGAGCGCGACGCCGTGCGTGAGCGGCGGGGCCGGCGCGTGGGCGCTGGGAACTCGCGGACAATGGGCATGCGCGGGTGCGGCTCTGGAAGCGGCGCTCAACGCCAACGGCAACAAAGTATCGAACCTCGCCAGCGGCACCGTCAATGGAGACGCGCTCGCGTTCGGACAGAGCGGGGCGCAGCTCAACACGCTGTCGGGTTCGAAGCTGGACGGCAGCGACGCGATCACGAATGTCAGCATCAACGGCGTCAAGAACGTGCGCGCATTCGGCGCGACCGGTTCGCTTGCGACCGCGTCCGCCACCACCGTCGCCGGAAACGCGACGGTCACGCTGAACTCAATCGGCGACTTCAAAATCGGGAATTGGGTGAAGCTCGATCACGCGGGCGCCGCCTCGAATGCGAACACTCCAACTGGGGTAACCGTGGTTCCGAACAGTTACGGCAATAATCCGAATCCGACCTCGGATATCACCAAAACAACCGCGAACGGCGGCGGTTGCCAGGTCGATGCCGGTACGGGGATCCCGGGGCACAACACCGCATGCAATGTCTCCTACACTTATCAAATTGCAGGAGTGAGCCAGGGCGGCGGATGGTCGGCACCGACCGCGGCAGTATCGACGAGCACGGGACCCGCGACGCTCAGCACGAACAACAACCTTGTGGTGAGCTGGACGGGCGCTGCCAACGACATCGCATATCTGATCTATTCGTGCAAAGGCGCTTCATGCGCGCCGAGCCTGCACGCTGTAGTACCTCACGCCGGAGCGCCGGGCGGCACGGCGGAATCCTATCGCGATTTCGGACATGCGTTTGGCACCGACGAAGATTTTGGAACGGCAATTCGCACGAGCGCAGCGGCGCAGGATCTGTTCGCACAGATTACGGGCGTGAACGGGACCAGCGTGACGCTGTCGATAGCGCCAGCGCAAACCGGATCCTTCACGATGCGTCACGATGATAGCGTTGCGATCAACGCGGCTATCAGTTCGATCTGCTCGCATACGGCGACCGGCGGCACGGTCGGTGGAGTCGTCGAGTTCCCCGCGACTTCGACTTACGCGCTCGGCCAGTCGATCAATATGTACGGATGCTTCGGCGTCGCTCTCTCGCTGACTGGCGGCCAGAGCGGCGACGGCGGACATCCCGTCGAACTCGAATGGCACGGGGTGACCGGCGGTACCGTCATCAATATGAACAAGGCGGCTGACTCGCGAGTCGCAGGGTTGTCGGTCTCGGGAATCAACGGGAACACGGCGGGCGTGATAATCGATGTGGACAATTATCCGACCGGCGGCAGCGGCGACAATCTCGCGACGGCGCACGATACATTCGAGCGGCTGGACCTGGGTCGAGCGGGCATCGGGATTCGCGTCGCAAATCGATCCAGCGCCAACGTCCAGGACCTGAGCTTTTACGATGTGCAGATCTCGAATCCGTCGAATGGGCAGGGCGGCATGTGGGGCTACTTCTTCGGCGGCGGGGGCCAGACGTACAACGAGGAGATCCACGGCGGCTTGATCGCCGGCCATGACATCGCGATTGTATCGAACTTTGTCGGACAGCTCGAAATCTACGGCACCGACTTCGAGGAGAACAAGATCGAGGCGTGGACCCTCGATCGCTTCGGCGGCGGGGCGGACGGCAACATGATGTTCTCCGGCGTGACGAGCGAGGGTGCACAATATTTCATTTTCGACGCAGGCGGCGGCGCCAACTTCATCATCGACGCGTCGCGAATCGCCGACGCTCCGGGACCCAACGGATTCGTGATGAATTTGAATCGGCCAATCGCAATCAAGAGTTCATGGGTTTGCGGCGGTGGGACGACGATTTGCGGAATCAGTAACGGCAATGCGCCGAACCCACAGACGATTTTTTCGATGCAGAACAGTTACGGCGACGCGAGCCCGTTTCGCAACGGCGACGGCAGCAATACGCCCGACACGGTGATCTTTACGCAGTTCGCCGATTTGATGGCGGACGGCGTCGTTCGAATCGGCTACTTGAACCACGCACCGGGCATCGAAGCATGTTCAAACGTCGGAACGGTTTCGGCCAACACCACGCTCGCGTTCTCGACCAACTCATGCCAGAAAATTTCCACCGCAACGACGGGACTCAGCTACACGCTTTCGACGACCGGGCTGGTCGCCGATCAAGTTGTGACTATCGAGTCCTATATCACCGGCGCGATTGCGGCGGGTCCTGTATTTGCGACCTCGAGCGGCGCGCTCAAATGGACCGGCGGAGCGGCGCCAACCTCGAGCATAGCGAGCGGCTCGGTGGACGTTCTGAGGCTCAAATGGGACGGCGCGAATTGGATCGAGCTCAGCCGCAGCCTCGGCGACCATTGATTCGCGTCAACCGAGACGCTCGATAATTCGTTCCATTGCGATTCCGCGCGAACCTTTGACAAGGAGCACGTCTCCAGGCCGGACCAATCCGGCAACTATTTTTGCGGCGGCGATACTGTCGGGCGATGTGAGTATTTCTGTCATCTTCGCATCGCGGGATACGGCTGCGCACGCCGATTTCATCTC